TGGTTCTATATTGTAGTATTACTTTATTAGTAGCTGTCTTAGGCCATATCTGAAATACTCTGCTAGTCTTATTAGCATCAGTTGGTCCTAGTGCTTCATAGTGAATTGGTTGTGTACCACTTAATTCATATGGATTAGTGGATAATGCAGACATTTTAGTTAAAGGAGTTGTAGAATTTTCGGGAAACATTACCCGAATATCTTCAAATCTTTTAATCTTGTTCGTTAGGTCTGTAGTTACAATTCCTAACGTGCCGTCTAAAGTCATTTGCTCCCATGTAAGAAATTGAGGCCAAAAGACCTCATCAAATAACACATCAAATTTGTGTTGGATCATTTCAGCTATACGATCTTCTGCGTATATCTGAATGCCAGAACCACTGACCATAGAAAGACGATCAGCAGTTCTAGAAACTAATTGGGCTAATGTTGCCATAATTAAGTGGGCGGGAATGGAAGGGGAGGCTAAACATCCCCGCCCTGCCTAATTAGCCGTTATACTGCTCAACACCGTGAAGATCAGCGGTGTCTACGTTGTAACGAACCTCATAGGCATTGCTGCCATTACAAGCTGTACTAACAAGGATAGTTCCGCGAGGATCTTCCGTTGTTGCAGTTTGTGGGTCTGTATCAGGTCCAGCTACAAACGTAAGCGGTTCAACTGTGACAAAGTAATTAGCAGCACCACCACTAGGAGTACTATCAGGAGAAATTCCCATAGCTCCATATTTGGCAACAGTACTAGTTGCTTGATCATCATCCGTAGTTGCCGTGTCACTATCTACAGTTGCAACTCCAGAAGAGCCAGCAATTACGATAGAGATTCCAGCAACATCAGTAGAACCAACTACAACAGTAGCAGTTGAAGTTCCCGAAGTAGCAGTAGTAACTACTGAATTAACTCCAGTAATTTGTCCAGCTACAGGTGATGGAACTAAGCAATCAGTTCCAGCAGCAAATCGGGTTGCATCTACTTCAACAGCAACTTCTACTGGATCAACTGGCATACTTACATCGTTTTCGGTGTAAGAAAGAATCTTCTGGGCCTTATAAGGAAGACCAAGACGATCTGACCAACCGATATCAACAGTATCTCCAGAAGCTCCAGAAGCAATAGCCATTGAATCAACGTACTTAAATGCTTTGTTGCCATGAATAACAGTGGTTCCAGAAAGAGTAAGACTCTCTTGCATCCTTTGACCAAGGTAATCACGACCAGTAATCGTGCATACATGGTTTGAACCACCAGAACCCGTAGCAGTAAGACAACGACCATAAGTAGCGTCAATCATGCCAGCAGTTGAGGTTAGTGAAGTTGAACTACCATCGAAAGTAGTTTTGTAATCGGAACTGGTATAAGAAGTGTCACTATTAGTAGCACTTACTCCATCCCAAATTCCATCAGCATCAGCAGCAGCCGGACTTCCGAGTGCTACAATGTGAACATCCCCAACAACATCAGCCGCAAATTCCATATTAGGAACATACTGACTAATACTACGAGGATAGTTATCAGCGATAACTTTAGACATCCTTTTACTCCATTATGTCACATGATGAACTTTAGAAGATTTGGTAACTTTCTCTTTTTGCTCTGAACGAGATTTAAGAGAAGAATTAGCAGATGGACCCATATCATCACCTGTTTCCATATTAACTAGATTAGGCGCAGATAAAAATCCTTGTCGATCCATTTCTTCTTTAGTCCAAACTCTTATGGAACTTCCATTAGGAAAGTAAACCATCCATCCAGCATCTACTTCAACGTCTTCATATTCAAAGCCGCCTAATAGTTTTCCTTTACTGTCTGTCTTGGGTTTAGCAATCTGCTTGGAAGCTGTACCTTCTAACTTGTGTGCTTCATACCTTGGTTTGATATTCGCGTTCATCCCCTTTTACTCCTTATATTACGAATTGATCAAAACAGCGTGAGTACGGAAAGCTTTCCACATGCACCATTGTCCTTGCCACACAATACGACGGCCATGAGCGTCAATCGTCCAAGGAGCGACTAACTCTTTAACCTTCATATTAACGTGTTTAAGAACATGCAGACGGAGAAACTTACTATTAATAAAGTATGCTTTATTAACAGGACAGTCTTCGTCATACATCATGGGAATGTTTTGGTGCTTAACTCCTGAAAAGCCCAAGTCCATCATCTTCTTACCTGAATTAGATTCAGACAAGTTAATAACAACCTTGTCCCTTACAGCAGTACGATAGTGACGATACAAGTTTCTGCCACAAAGAATAACATCAGGCTTGTCACCTTTAAGCGTCAAGTCCATCAAGATATCATCCATAGCTTCTTCAATGTTCGTGCTATCAAGGTTTCCGTTGAAGTCATAAGCCGAAGTACGCCACTGGGTTTCATTGGCGCGGTTAATGTTTCCAACAGTTCCCGTTGTCGGATCATCTGGAATAAGAAGACCAAGACCTTGAGGATCAGTACCAGCACCAGAAGCATAAAGATAAGAAGAAAACTTCTCTTTAATACTTTCTTCTAGTACATCAATCTTAGCTTTCATAAGCTTAAAGATTTGTGCTGAACCTTGGTTTTCGTCTTCTTCCTGATCTGAAATAACAACTGAACCAGCAACTCGCGCCCAATTATAGGTCACGGTATCGAATTCATTTGTTTGTGCAATAGGAAGCTCATCATAGTATTCGTAAGATGAGATGTTCGGATTACGTCCCAACGTCAGTGGGTTCGTAATTTCGTGACCACCATCCTCAAACTCTACTCGATTGTTTGCAAAAGCCCATGCCATAAGTGCATTAGACTTAATAGAAGCTAAGATTAACTTCTTGCGGCTTCGAGTAAGAGTAGATTCAAGAACAGTGGCAATAGGTGTAGATGCCATGTTTTTAAGTCCTAACTCTAGTTAATGCCAGCCTCTGCCATTGCCTGACGAATAATGTCATCGGTAGAGGTATTTACATCGGCCACTTGAGGAGTATCCGTAACATTAGTTGTTGGAACACTTCCACCCTCTGGCGGTTGAGGTTGCGTATTAACACTAGCTTGCGGAACAGTTTGTTGCTCTTGTTGCAAGGTTTCTAGGGATTTCGTCCAATCTAGCCCCCTTGAGGCATAATAAGATTGGAGTTTATAATACGCAGCTTCAACAGATAAGTTAGGTTCTTGTTGTAAAAGCCGGGAAAGAGAATTTTCGTGAACAGCAGCATCTGGAAAACGGGTCATAAAGTCGTTGTAGATTTCTGTTGCACGTTGTTGTGCTGCTTGCTCCTCTACTTTCTCTTGTCTATCTTGAACTAACGGTGCTAGAGCATTATCAAGCATTTGCTTGACGGCACTCATATCAGTAGAACCGCCACTCGTGATATTATCAACATTATATCCACTACTCTGAGCTTGAGTCAACATGTATTGAATAGTATCAACAGGATTGTTCTTATAAGAAGATATAAGCTGCGCTCCAGTAGTTAGTTCTTCTGGAGTTAAATTATACTGTGTTCCTAAAGTTCCAGCATCATTTACTGCTTGTAACTGTGATTTAACAGTATCTAGTTCTTTTTGGAGGCCTTCTGCTCTTCCTCTTTCTCTTTGAGCAGTTTCGTAGAATCTTCTTTCTTTTCCTCCTGCGGCAATAACATTTCCGTTTGCATCAACGAGGTCTTGGGGACCAGCAGCTTGTCGTTGTTGCTGTTGATCATTGCTTCCTTCAGTACCTTGTTCACTACTGGCTGTAGATGCCTCTTCTGTAGTGTCCGATGATGCTCCCGCATTTTCTTCGTTAGTACTTTCGCTTGTAGTCGGTTCATCCCCTTCTCCAATACTATTAAGTATTGCTTCGTCAGTAGAAAATTCTACTTCATTTTCTTCACTCATTAATCATCCCCTAATTTGGTTGTTCAGCAGCTTGTCCTTGTGAGGCTTGTTGCATAGCACCTTGCAAGGCTTTCTGCGGTGACACTCCAGATTCTATTGCACTTTGAACTTGCTGTTTAGCTTCTGGAGGTAGTTGTGCCAGTATTTGTTTTAGTTGTTCTGGACTTGCAGAACCAACATCAGGACCACCAGCTTGCCCTTCTTGGCCTTGTCCTCCTCCTTGCTGTTGTTCTATAGCTTGGATGAGTTCTTGCCAATCTTCTTCTCTCATTGTTACTTCATCAAAAGCTTTCTCCATTACTTGGAGCATAACTTTTAGTACAGGACCGGGAGCAGCATTAACAAACTGTCCTAACACTTGTCCGAATTCTAACGCTTCTTCTTTCTTCGCAGCACTTGTAGGTTTCTGAGTAGAACCACCAACTACTGTATGAGAAAGAGTGGAAATTTGATCAGCCGTCATATTTTCCCATTGCGCTCCCGGCTCTCCTATAAGACTTATAACAGTTTCTCTATCCATATACATAAGACAGAGTTGAGCAATTCCCCAATAAATCTGTCCAATCCAATCTTCGATCTGGTCAGACTTTTCATCTACTCTCATATTAGATGCACCAACATTAGCTTGGACAGCTTGTTGGTTAGTATTCGTTTTAAACTGTTCGCCCCTCATAACTGTAGATACAGAAGAGATTCGATCTGTAGCTCTATACAGACTTTCCTTATCAAATATCTTATCAAATTGCATTGATGGAGGAGGAACAGATCCTATTACATCTGCTATTCGCATCTCTGGAGGAATGTTAAGACCTCTAGCTGTTCCATCATCTCCATTAAGAACGGCTTGAGCATCTTCTTGTGATATCACATTAGTATTAAAGAATATATTACGCCTTGCCCAACGTCTTGCTCTACGCATTTCATCAGTGATCTCATTAATAGCATCTTGTTGATCTAAGTAATAAGACACTTCTCCTTTAGTCAAAGGACCGTTAGGAGATTCAAAGAACGTAAGAGGAAAGTATGGGAAGAAAGTATCTAACTGTAATGGATCGTCCCAAACCCAAATAGGCCATGTCCAATCATTACCATTAAACATAAGTACTCTTCGTGTGACTTTATCCCACACTATATATACTTTAGTCATCTTAGCTTTATCGAAAGATTCTTCATCCATAAAGCCATAAGACTTTGCGGTTTCTTCTTTCTCATTAGAGAAGATACTGAAGTTTTCAGCTTTATCTATTCCATCATCACCTTGTAGTGTGGCCTTCATCACATGCGTAGGCTGGTAAATTGATTTATACTCATTACCTTTTGACTTCCTTGCATACTTAGCAAGAATGAATTCAGTAGGTAACATCTCTTCTTCAATAATCCAATTTGCATCAGACAGATCTATCTCTTTAGCATTTGGATCAACCAGCACTTGAAATGGTGATTTAACTTTAACAAACGGACCAGATGGCTGAAGGATATCAATACTTTCCTCTAAAGCACTGATCTTACCTTCAATCTCTACGATAGCTTTACTATCTTTAGCTTTCTCTAGTTGTTTGGATAATTTCTCCAAATCTACAAGTGCTTGTTCACTACTCTCAGCTTTAGGAGTCCAACCGATCTTAATCCATGAACGATTGGTTAATAGAGTTGTAACAACACAACGCTTGGCTTTAGGCTTTAAGTTAATTCCGGGAGAAGACTTTCTAGAACCTATT